TGCGTAACCTACATAAATAAATGAAAGAAATTAATTTAGGAGATAACTAACATGGCATATCAAGCACTTGGTCTTGGTTCTTCCGCTAATGACGGTACTGGTGATGACCTCAGAACTGGTGGAGACAAGATTAATGACAACTTTGTAGAAGTCTACACCAAACTAGGTAATGGCTCTACTCTTACATCTGATACAGTAGGATTACTTACTGCAACTCAGACTATGACTAACAAAACATTAACTGCACCCACAATTAACGGTGTTGTTGGTGGAACTGCAACTTCGCAAACAATCACTACACTTACAACTGCTGGAATTACTGGAACTGGTGGTGCTCTAGAAGTTACTCCAGATAACAACGTACTTGAAATTAGAGGTGATGGTTCGTCAGTTGAAGGACAAATTCAACTTAACTGTCACGCAAACACACACGGACAAACACTTAAAGCGCAACCACATAGTGCCGGTATAACAAATACAATGTTACTTCCAATTGGTGCAAGTTCTACATTGGTGAGTTTGGTATCTGCTGATACTCTTACTAACAAGACTTTAACTTCGCCTGTTCTGACAACACCACAGATTAATGATACGTCTTCTGACCATCAATATGTGTTTGCAGCTTCGGAACTTGCAGCTGATAGAACTGTAACTCTTCCATTACTTACTGGTAATGATGAGTTTGTCTTCAAAGACCATGCAGTTACAATGACTAACAAAACTATGGGTGCAATGTTTGGTACAGTACAAGCACTTTCTGGTGCCGGTGCAGTGGATACTACTTCACTAATTACACAGTTAACAACAACTGGTGCTCAAGCACAAACACTTGCTAATGGTGCAAACGGTCAATTGAAAATTATTACTATGGTTGCAGACGGTGGAGATGGAACTCTAACTCCAGCAACTTTTGCAAATGGTTCAACCATTACATTCAATGATGTTGGTGACAGTGTACTCTTAGTATACAATACAACTGGTGGATGGGCACTTGTATCTAACACTGGATGTACGATTGCTTAATAAGAAATAGGGAGTAGTCAATGGCTATTGATACAATTAAATCTAGTGCAGTACTTGACGGTGCGATTGCTACTGCCGATATTGCAGATGATGCTGTAACACAAGCAAAAGTTGCTGGCGGTGCAATTGGAACTACAGAACTTGCTGGGTCAATTCCAGATTCAAAGATTGCTGCTATGGCTGCATCAAAACTTACTGGTGCAATGCCTGCTCTCAATGGTTCTGCTTTAACTAATGTAACTGGTGCCTCTATGGTAAAACTTGCATCTACGACAGTTGCATCTGGTAGTGCGACTGACTATGCATTTAACTTTACCAATGTATTTTCTAGTACTTATGATGATTACTTTTTTGTATTTAAAATTGTAACGAATGAAACTGGTAATAGTGGAAATGTAATGTATGCTCAATTTGGAAACGGTGGAACATATGTAACTTCAGGCAATGCTTGCAGAGGAGCTTCTGGAAATAGGCAAGTCAATACCAATATGAGTGGCGGTATTGGTGGTCAATTTTATTATAGTACAACAGGCATCCATCAACTTTTGGGTACTGTAACAAGCACTGAAAATGCAATGTTTACTGGACACGGATTGATTATGAACGCAAATGATAGTAACTTACCAACACAGATTTTTATTGGTAATGCATTTATGCAATATTTGTCAACTGAGGGAAATACTTGGTTTGAAGATGGTGCAAGTAGAGAAGATAACGGTGACCAAGCTTCATATACTGATGTTAGGTTTGGAGTTATTATTGGTAATTCAGCTGGCACTAATATTGCAAGTTCAGCTGACCGCCGAAATGTGTATGGAAAAGTTACAATATATGGGATGGTAAAATAATGAATATTAACACTAACGGAATGTCATCTTATGATGTTGCAGAAAGAATTTTAAATCAAACAGATTGGACTCAACTATCTGATAGTGGATTAACTTCTGATTGTGTTACTGCGTGGACAACTTATAGAGCCGCAATCAGAGTTATTCGTAGAAAAGATAACGCAATAAATTCAAATCCAAATGATGAGAAATGGCCAGAACTTCCATCTATGGATTGGACATAAATAAGATTATAGGAAAAAAACAATGGCAGCGATTATCACAGAAAAATTTAGACAGTCTAACGCAGATGCGTTTTTCGCTGACGTAGCATCTAGTAAATACTATATGTTCGTTGGTAAACATTCTTCATGGACTTCAGAAGGTGCAACAACGGATAACAATCCACCCACACCAGTAGATAGTGTTGCAGATGAATCATATTATTGGGATGATATGTTAGCTGCAAAACTTATATCTTCAAAATCTTATGTAATTCCTCGTAGAGACTTTTCAACATCTTCTGCATTTGATATGTATAGACATGATGTTGGTGCAGTATCTACTGGAAACTACGGAACAACAAAAACTACAAGTTCAAGTGGTGCAACAAATGTATTTGACTCCACTTACTATTTCAAGACAGCAGAACACAAAGTATATAAAGTACTTTACAATGGTGACCAACTCCAAACTGGTGCTGGTAATATTTCTGGAAGTGAACCAACTTCTACAAATGCAGCTCCATTCTGGCAAGACAACAACTATTATATCAAGTATATGTACACCATGACAACTTCTGAAGTACAAAACTTCTTGACAACTGACTTCATGCCTGTTAAAGTAAATGCCAATACAGATGCAAACAGAGGTGTGTATGTATTCATGATAACTTCTGGTGGTTCGTCATATCCAAACGGAACATTCTATACAAAAGTAAATGGTGATGGTGATGGTAACGCAAAAGCAAAACTAGTCGTATCTGGGGGTGCAATCGCAGAGTTTGGTAATAACGCACTATCTTCAACTTCGTATATGCAAGCAAACGGAACTGGATATTCTTTTGCAACCTTTAACCTTGCTGGTACAAATATCTACACTGATGCAAACTGTACTACATTGATTTCTGGTTCTACATTAACATCATGGAATGGTGCAACAGCCGGTACAATTAAAGCAATTATTGACCCACCTAGTGGTCACGGTAATGATGATATTGCAGAACTTGGTGGACACTATGTGATGTTACAATCTAAATTAGAACCTTCAGATTCGGATGTTGTTCAAGTGAACGATTTCAGAAGAGTTGGTATTGTTAAAAATCCAAAAGACCCATCAACAAATGCAATCTCTACTCTTGCAACTGCAAGAACTACTAATGCAATTATCATGGCAACTGGTGGTAGTGGTAGTTATCAAGTTGATGAAAAAATTACACAAGCAACAACTGGTGCAAATGGTACTGTAGTAGAGTGGGATGCAACAAACAGAATACTTTACTATGTTCAAGAAAAATATACAAACTATGGATTAGATACATCTGGTAATCTGACTGCATTTTCTGGTGCAAATGCTGTTACTGGTGCAAACTCAAATGCAGTATTTACACCTTCAACTTCAACATCTGGAACTACTAATGGTGTTGTCTTTGCAAGTGGATATGCAAACCCAGAACTATCAAGGGATACTGGTGAAGTAATCTATGTTGAAAACAGAAGAGCAATCTCAAGAGCCTCAGACCAAACAGAGGATATTAAAGTCGTAGTGGAATTCTAAACAATGCAAAAAACCGATTTAAATGTAGCGCCATATTATGATGATTTTGATGCAACAGATAATTTTAATAAAGTACTCTTTCGTCCTGGCTTTGCCGTTCAGGCAAGAGAACTTACGACTCTGCAATCAATTATGCAGAATCAGATTGAAAAACATGGTAGACACTTTTTCAAAGAAGGGTCTATGGTCATCCCTGGCCAGATATCTTACACGAATGAATATTATGCAGTAAAATTACAAGCAACATTTAATTCTGCATCAATCGCTGGATACTTATCTTCATTTGTCGGTGCAGTTGTAACTGGTGGAATATCTGGTATCACTGCAAGAGTTGTGGGATATGATGATGCTACTTCGACTGATGAACCAACTCTTTATGTAAAATATTTAACTAGTGCAACAACAACTGCAAGTGCAACTGGAACAACTGGTGCTTCTATTGCGAATGAAACAACAATCTTTGTAAATGGTGAAAGTCTTGCTGCTGACAAGGTAGTTAGTTCTTTTAATGTCGGTGCAAACTCTGCTACTCTTTTAACAACTGGTGCAACTGAAACTGGTTCATCGGCTGCGATTGAAGAGGGTGTCTTCTTTATTCGTGGACACTTTGTTCGTGTGCCTGCACAAAGAATTGTTTTAGACAAATATACAAATACTCCTTCCTATCGTGTAGGACTTACTATTAAAGAGGAGTTAATTACTCCAGAATCAGATACTACACTTTTAGATAATGCAGCTGGTTCTACAAACGTAAATGCAAAAGGTGCTCACAGATTAAAGATTTCATTAACTCTAGACAAACTACCTTTAGGTTCTTCTGATGATGAAAATTTTGTAGAACTTTTAAGATTAAAAACTGGTGTTATTGAAAGACTTGTAAATAAAACAGAGTATAATATCTTCAATGAAAATCTTGCAAGAAGAACATTTGATGAGTCTGGTAACTACACTGTTCGTTCTTTTGATATTGACATTAAAGAAGCATTAGATGATGGTTCTAATGATGGTGTATATAGTACTTCACAAGTTACAGATGGTGGTCAAACTCCTACAGAATCACTTGCAACTATTCAAGTTGACCCAGGCAAAGCATATGTTCGTGGTTATGAAATTGAAACAGTTGTTCCAACATATCTTGATTTAGAGAAACCTAGAACTACAGAAAACTTCGACTCTGCAATCACAAATATTGAGGTTGGTAACTTTACGAGAGTAACAAAAGTATTTGGAACTCCAGACCTATCTCCATTTATTTCTGGTGACGTTGCAGAACCATACAGAGCAATTGAATTACACGGTATTAAAAATCAGTCAAGGGGTGCAACCCCAAATAGTCAGATTGGTCTTGCAAGAGCTCGTGCGTTTGAACACTCTTCTGGTAATACATCAAATGATACATTATCAAACGCAGCTGATAATGATGCAGAATTTAATCTTTACCTTTTTGATATTCGTATGTTTACGACTATTGTTCTTACTAGTGGTACTGGTAGACCAGGCACCTCTGCACAGATTACTCAAGGTGCAAAGATTACTGGTTCAACATCTGGTGCAACTGGTTTCTTACATAGTGGTTCAACGTCAAGTAATACTTTACAACTGATTACTGTGTCTGGTAATTTTAATGTAGGTGAAAAACTTATTTCGTCTGCACAACCAACATCTGCACAAGCCAGTCAACATCTAGAAGATTCAAGTAATGTTGAACTTACAATCTCAACTATTACATCAAGAAACTTTGATGATGTACATTCAGTATTCATGAACTCACCAAACACTGGTCAAGATTTTACTGGTGACTTAGTATTGAGTTCTACTCTTACTTTAGGTGGTAATGTTTCCATGAACGGCTCTAATAATACCGTTACTGGATTTAATACCACTTTCCTAAATGATTTAAAAGTTGGTGACTTCGTAACTGTGCCTGGCGCTGGTTCTGGTGGTGTAGACTTAACTGGTAGAGTTCTTGCAGTTGCAAGTAATACATCACTTACACTTGACAATGGTGATGGTTCTTCTGCATTGAATTCTTCAACTGCTGTTACATCTGTTCAGATAATCAGATTAAGAAATCAACTTCGTGACCAACAGAAAAACTTACTTCTGAGGAAACTAAGAAAACAAAGAATTAAAACATTAAAGACCGAAACTAATGCTGGTGCTGAACAGACAACTGTTACATTTAGACAACAGTTTGTTGTTACAACAACTTCATCTGGTGAGATTAACTTAACCGCTGGGTCTAATGAAACCTTTGCAGCTAAATCAAATACCGATTGTGTAGTCACAATTATTACTGCTGGTTCTGCAATTGGTGGTAGTTCAAATACAGCTGCTGCTGGTGACATTGTTAACTTAGATGCAAGTACAACTCCAGCACAAACTTATGTTGCAAATGCAAATACATTAACGATTACCAACCCAGAGATTTTGGGTAATGGTGCAAAGGTAAAAGTTGTCGCAACAATTACTAGAACAGTTGCTGGTGCAAAAACAAAAACAAATCAAGCTGGACATCTTGTTCTTGTAGATGCAGATAATGACTCTGGTGTAGAATACGGAACTGCATCTCAACATAAAGAAATTTCACTTGGTCGTGCAGACGTTTATAAGTTATATTGTGTAAAAGATTCTGAAGACCCAAGTGCAAACCCAACACTTCCACAGTTTACTGTTACTGGTGTATCTGGTACATTTACAAAAGGTGAAGTTATTAGTGGTGCAACTAGTGGGTGTAATGCAATTATTGTTAACACAACAAATCCAATTACATTTGTTGTAACAAATGGAAAATCATTTACTTCAAATGAGACTATCACTGGTCAGTCATCTACTGCAACTGCAACATTAGGAACATTTACTGATGGTTCAAAAGATATTACAGACAGATTTACACTTGATACTGGACAAAGAGATAACTTTTATGATATATCAAGACTTGTTAGAAAAGGTGGTAAACCAACTCCAGTAGGAAAACTATTAATTGTATGTAATTATTTTGCACACGGTACTGGAGACTTTTTCACAGTTGACTCATACTCTGGTGTTGATTATAAAGAGATACCTACTTATACTGCAACTAGAGTTGACCCAGAAGTTAAAGCTCCATCTGGTGAGTTTGACCTAAGAGATTCAGTTGATTTTAGACCAAGAGTTGGTGATGCAACTATTGATACAACTACAACTATTCAAAGTCAGACTGCACATAAAGTAACATCAAAATCATTTGACTTTAGTTCAAGGTCTTTTGCTGGAACTGGTGCATCTGATATTAAAATACCAAAAGACAATTCGCAATTCCAATATGACTTTGATTTCTTTCTTGGAAGAAGAGACTTATTATTCTTAACAGAAGGTGGTCAGTTCAGAGTTATCAAGGGAACACCAGCTGAAGAACCAGACTTTCCTAAGAAATTAGAAAAGGCTATGTTACTTGCATCAATTAGTCTTCCTGCTTATGTTCTTGATATTGATGATATATCATTTACTAAAGCACAGAATAAAAGATATACAATGGCAGATATTGGTGACCTTGATAGAAGAATTAATCAAATACAATATTATACTGCACTAAATCTTTTAGAAAAAGATGCAGAGTCTTTCCAAGTTCAAGATGAAAATGGACTTGATAGATTTAAATCTGGTTTTGTTGTAGATAATTTTTCTGGTCATGCTGTTGGTGACGTTCAGAATGATGACTACAGAAATTCAATTGATATGGAAGCTAATGAACTACGTCCAAAGTTTTTCATGAAAGGTATTTCTCTTACTGAAGAAAATACTACTGATACACAAAGAACTGGAGATGGTTACCAAAAAACTGGTGATATGATTACACTTCCTTATACAGAAGTTGTTTCTGTTCAACAACCATATGCATCAAGAGTTGAAAATCTAAACCCAGTTCTTACATTTACATGGACAGGCGTTTGTCAACTAAATCCATCTGGTGATGAATGGTTTGAAGTTAATAGACTTCCTAATCTGATTATTAACAGAGAAGGTAACTTTGACCAGTTAGTTGCACAAGTAGGAAATGCAATGGGTACTATATGGAACTCATGGCAAACACAGTGGTCTGGTACTTCAACGTCTAGAAGACAGCTTAGTAGTAATTTACAGTCTGTAACTCAAGGTAATTTTGTATCAGTTTTCAGAGATACCACTACAAGAGTTACAACAACTAATACTCGTAGACAAAGAAGAAGTGGTTTAAATACTCAAGTTATTGCACAGATTGATTATGAATCACAAGGTGATAGATTACGTTCAACTGCACTTATTCCTTTTATGAGAAGTATTAATGTTACATTTACTGCACAAGGATTAAAACCAATAACTAGGGTGCATCCATTCTTTGATAAAGTTAATGTTCAACCTTTTGTTACTCCAAATGCAAATGGTTTTTCAACTGCATCTTTAGGTGGTAATATAGTTTCTGATGGTAATGGAGAAGTAAGTGGTGTATTTACTATCCCAGACCCAAATGTTGCTGGTAATCCAAAATTTAAAACTGGTCAAAGAGTTTTTAGATTAACTTCTTCAAGTACTAATACAACAAGACCAGAACCAGAGACATTCGCACAAGCAATTTTCTCATCTACTGGTGTGCTTAGAAATATTCAAGAAGAAATTATTGCAACTAGAAATGGTAGAATTGAAACTCAAAGTGTTTCCGACACTAGAACTATTTCAAGTTCAACATCTAGAAACGAATCAAGAAGAGATTTAATTAGACAAGTATTCACTGGAGATGGTAATAGAGCTGAAGGTGGAGATGGTAATGAAGGTGGAAGTGACCCACTCGCACAAACATTTAAAGCTACTGAGTCTGGTGGAGAAATGATTACAAAGATTGATGTTTTCTTCCAGAGGAAAGATGCGAACATCCCAGTTCTTTGTCAGATTCGTGAAGTGGTTAACGGTTTCCCAACTATCAAACAATTACCGTTTGCTGGTAAATATTTAAGTCCTTATTTAAAAGGTACTGTATCAATGGCATCTGGTGGTACTACTGTCACTGGAACTAATACAGATTTCTTAACTGGTACTCACAACATCAAAGTTGGTGATACTATTACTATCACTGGTGCTGGTAATACTGTTTCTGGTGTAACTACAG